AAAGCGCTTGATGCGTGTGTTTACATCTTCGTAGTTATCTAGAAAACTCATGCGCTTAGCTCCTTATCTTTCAAAGCTTTAGCGATAGCGCGACCGCGTAAGTAGCCCTCGCCATGGCCAATACGAAAGCCGAGGGAGTAGCAGATGTAGGAGGTCAGCCCTGTGATTATTAACATGTAAATGAGTGGTGGCACTTGCGTTAGATCCATAGTTTTATAGCCCCTTAGTGTTATGGTGCTACAAAGGGCTAAGAAAATTAAATAGTCATGACCGTTATGTAAAGCTAGGTAAGGCGATATACGCCTAAAATAGGTTTACATAATGTAACGTAGCGGTGATAAAAAATTATCATCACTTTTGACCAGTTAAATCCTTGACCCTTGATAGACACCGCTGTTTAGTTATGCCACTTAACGATTAAGTGGTAGCACTCATGGTAAATGCCATGACTGACAAATGAACAGTTCAACACGCGGTCATCAATAGTCAAGAAAAGGGCGACTATGCCAGCAGCACGTATGACACCGAGCGGCACGATGGACGTAACTAGCCATGCAACCATGGATGGCAAAATAAGAGTACTGGGATACGGCGAGGATGATCGAGCTGTAAACCCGGGAGACTTGCTACTAATTGGCTCTAATTGGATGCGTGAAAATGGCAAGCTCATTGAAACAGAGTTTGTATTAAAACTACGCGGACGCGATATAGATTATTTTGTACAAGCTGCTCAAACCGCCAAGATGCTGTACGAGGATAACAAGCATTGGCTACAAGCCTCCATGTCTCAACCCGGTGTTGATACTAGGCCAAGAAGCGGCATCCGGGCGGCAGATCAACAGGAGACGCTGCACCGCTTTCTATCGAGCTAGGCGATCCTCTAGCAGTATTTCGTAAATCTTGTCTACGCGCTGCTCAATGCGCTCGACTCGGCCGTGCAAATTATGGCCGCCATTACCGTCAGGCTTTAGCTCTGATAGGTAGTACTTTACCATCCTACGGATGAGCCCAGCCCATAGCCCCAAAATGGTACAGCTGCCTACGGCTATACCGACTATGAGCTGAGCTTGCTCCATTACTTAGACCCTAGGCCTATCTGCTTTTCACTTGGCTGCAAGGCCTTAAGAATTGGCCCAATAAGACCTGCAAGAAAAGCGTTAGCTAGTACTTTTGGATCAGTAATACCCGAGATGTACAAAGCGCCTACACAGCTAAGAGCTGCGCGTAAGTATGAGAGGCCAGCGGCCTTAAGCTGCGCGTTCAATTTGAGTCCGCCCAAGCTATAACGTTAAAAGTAAAAGATGGCGTTACGCCGCCTATCTCGTAGGAGACTCGTAGAGAGTCTGTAAACGGTGTAGTAAGTCTTATGACCTCGCGTGATGCCGCCGTCTTTTGTGTAAAAGTAGCGATCGTGTTGTAGTTAGTACCGTCTGTTGTATCTTGCACGACTAGATCTAAAGTAGGCGCTGTACCACTAGCCGCCGTTACTTGTAGCTGTAGTACTAATTGCCGTGCAGCTGCAAAACCTGTAACCGCTGTACCTGCCGCCGTTGTAGTCCTAGCGCCTGAGGCTAAAAGGGTTACCGTACTTGCCGGGATATTAGCTTGCTGTATGTCACTCATTTATTGCTCCATCTAGCCCTAATTTAGTAGTTAGTTGTTGTGCCTTAATCGAGGTTATCTCTACCTCAAAGTGCATATCGTCCGGCCTTGTCTTAAAGTCGCCGCCCCATTTAAGACCGTACTTTTTAGCCAAGGCTCGTATCATCGGTATCTGCTCAGCTGGGAAAGTGCCAGCCTTGCCTAATGGATGCTTAGTTGCATTGAGGTCTATCGCCGTACCTGAGCTATGGCATGAGAGCTTTGTAGGATTACCCCTAACCATCCTGTAGGCATAGCCCCAGTCGTCAAAAGTACCCTCATCTATTGGCTCGATTAGCTCGTGAAACTCGGCAGCAAAAGCGGCCAAGAGTGGGCCCACACTCTCGGCACACCTTAGCTTACGATCCGTACCTTTTACAGGGTAGGACTTTATATTTATAGCTGCCGGATCTTTTGATGCCGGGTAGCCGTTGTAGCTAGTCTCCATTAAAGACCAAGGGCCATTTTTAGATCATCTATAGATAAACCAACGCTTGCCAATTTTTCGCTTACGGTTGGCTCAGGCGCGATCGTTGTACCGTTATGAGCTTCAACAATTTTTAATGCTAAATCTTTTTTTGTTTCGTCAATATCTAGGACTAAAGCGCCGTTTTCATCTATGGAGACTGCCTCGGCTTTATCCGATATTACAACTCCTGCCGAGTTTAATTCAGCCCGTAATTCTGTACCATTAAGGTTTTCAGGTTTAGTAAAAGTAATCATAATTAGGCTCCTAAATAAGTGATAGCAAAGTTTTGGTTATCATTTGTACCGCCAGAAAGATCAAGATTACCACCGCTATTCTGAAATGCTTGTACCTGAAAGTAATCTCCAGTTGTTGCATAAACAATTTGAGTCGAACCTAAAGAAGTTGCACTTCCTGATGAAACTGCTTGAATTGCAAAAGATTTTATGTTTGACCCATTACGCAATAAATTGACATTTCTGTAACCTGTTGCATTGTTATTGAAACGCAAATTGTAACTAATTAAAAAGTATCCAGTTTTGCCTGATGGAATTGTTATTCGACTTGTATTTGTGCTTGTATCGTGATACCCATCAACATCAAAAGTTTCAGTATTGAAATTAACAGTTAAAGTAGTTGCATCTGTTGTAGTTAAATCTACAGATGACCTTAATGAACAACCTGAAAATGTGGCACCGCCAGCAGGTGTAGCCCAGCTTGGCACACCGCCCGAAACTGTAAGTACTTGTCCTGTGCTACCGATGCCAAGACGAGTTAAGGCGCTTGTTCCTGTTGCATAAATTACATCGCCCGCGGTTGTAACGGTAGATTTTGGTATTGCCGCATTAGCGGTAGTTTGTGCCGTACCAGCTGCGGTATTAGCCGTAGTCGCAAGATCATAGGCAGACTTAACAGCTGTTGGAGTAGCTGCCAGTATTGAGGATGTAGTGGAGGTCGAGTCTGAAAGTTGTACTGATCCTTTTTGAGTAGTGAGTGCATCTTGGATCGCGATGTTTACGGTGCCGGATGTACCACCGCCTGTTATAGGACTTGAAACTGTCACGCCCTCAATATCACCGGTCGCACCTGAGGCTACCCAAGCTGCGCCATCGTAGTACCACAACGAGTTAGTATCTTTTGTATATGCAAACTGACCCTCTTGAGGAGATGTAATCGCGGCGTTACGCGCGGCTGCACTAGCAAAGACGAGTACGCCTTGCATGAGGTAGCCGTTTACATCACTTGCCGTTAATACCTCTCCTGTAGTAAAGGTCTTAAAACCTAATCCAGCTGCCATAACCTTGCTCCTTAGTAAGCTAATACGGAGGTATCAAGTACTCCGTATAGTGTTGAGTTGAGAATAAAGCCGTCAATAATCGGCTCTAAAGTTGTAAAGCTAGTTTTCCAAGAGTTAGGCGTTACTTTGTGTTGTACGCCAAAAACTTGTAAAGTCTGTACGAGTGTGGAGTTACCCGGCTGATTAGTCGTAATCTCTACCGGGTCAAAAAAATCTAAACCTAACGCGGCTAATATGCCATCGTTGTAATCATCCATATATAAATCAAGCTCTATAAGATCGCATCGGGTTTGTGTTTGGGCTCGTGAGGCTACATAGGCTCGTGCGTAATTAAGCGCATCGGCATTAGTATTCATTACTAAATTAGTCTGATTATAAGAGTGCACAAAGTACTCCTCAATAGATGCAGCATCCTCAGCTAGTTGAGCCGTACCGCCTATCTTTGTGATAGATGCAGAGTTATAAACCTGTGTGTCATCTAAGCGCCATACAGCATTGAAGTAGTTAATATCGGTGCCATCATCATTAAAGCGAGTAACGGGCAAAGCTTGAGAGTCGATACAAAAGGCTCGATCTTTAAGAGTGAGCGATCCACGAGCATCCACATAGATAGCACCATACTCGGATGTAGTGGCGGTCTGCATCGCTGCCAGCGCCGTACGAGCTGTAC